CAATTAAAATAAGAAGTATGATTAAAGCAATGAGAGTAGGTAACACTATAGTTTGTACTATAGGCTCTAAAATGTACCAAAAAGTTTGTAACAGCAATGAAGACATTCTTAGTCTGTATGAGAAAGCGTTAAACACTAATGAATCAGATTATGATGAAGTAGAAAGTTTAATAGCTTGTTTTGAAGTTTCTAAGACTAAAGATGAAGAAAGATTAGAAGAAGATGAGAAAAAAGCTCTAAACCAAAAAAGTCTTATAGACTGGATGGATAGTATTAGAGATTTAGGAGACGAGCATTTTGAAGTAATAGGCATTAAGTTGTATATGAAAGGAATTAATATTACAGTTCCTGAGTTCTTAGCATTAGAATTTGCAAAGCGTAGAGATAACCAAGAAGATTTATCCGCTATGATGAATTTCTGGAGACTATGTGCGTTAAATCCTGATCCAAGATGTAGAGAAGATTTGTATAAATTCTTAATTAACAACGATTTGACTTTAACTCCTAGCGGTTACTTTGTAGCTTATAGAAATGTTAATGTTAAAAACGAAGGTTTACGAGAAAGAAACGAATTTGTTGCAGAACAATGGCTAAAAATTAAAACTCAAAAGAGAGGTCCTAAAAACTTTGTAGTAGTTAAGAATAATGAAGATCAAGAGTTTGAGTTAATGCACGAAGATAAGTGGTCAAATGTTAATGATGAAACTTACGAAGCAGATAAAGGATATGAAGATGAAGATGGTTGTTGGTTAGAAGAATGGGAAGAAGAAGATTTGTATGAGTACCACGGTAATTTACAAGATTTGTATGTAGAATTTGTAAACTTAGAAGCAAGTGAACAAACTGTTTACACAGATGGCTATACAGGTCGTATGGAAATTATTTTAGGACAACCTGTTAAGATTGACCGTAAACAATGTGATGCAAACCCAGATAGAACTTGTTCTAAAGGTTTACACGCAGCCAATAGTAGTTGGTTAACATCAGGGTATTTTGGCTCGGTAGGCTTAGCAGTATTGATTAATCCAATGCACGTAATTGCTGTTCCTTATACAGACGGAGGCAAACTAAGATGTTGTGAGTATTTACCAATTGCTACTATTGAATACAATGATGAAGGTAAAGTAATCCCAATTGATACTAATACTTTCGAGTTAGAGTATGCAGAGTATACACAAGAAGAGTTGGAAGACTTAATTGAGAATACTCCACTAGAATCTTTAAAGGAACACGAAATTATTCCTAAAGAAATTAGTATGTATGCTTTTAGAAAAACTATTCAAGATTTAAGAAATACTTTATGTCAATTGACAGTAGTAATATCTAACAGAGTTAAAATCGTATAACGATGGTAAGTGAAATAAAACTGGAATTTCCTGAATTTATTACACATATACCACAAAATAAATCTACTTGGGTTAAAATAGGTTATAATAAAATCCATGCTTCCGTGCATTTTACAACAAGAGCAGCCCTAGTGGCTGCTATGCACGGTTATATTGAAAAGAATATACCTGAAAATTTAACTATACAAACACCAATAGAGACTAAATTAGTGATATATGCTCCATTAAATTATGGAAGTATGAAGATGGTAGTTGATAAAACTACTAAGAAGAGGCGGACAAGTTGGTCTCCAGCAAGTAAAAATTATAAACCTAATTGGGATATAGGAAACTTAGCTTTGATATGGTTAAAATGCTTAGACGATGTATTAATCAAAAAAGGAATACTACCTGATGATACCGTTGAATTTTTACATAAAACAAGTTATGAGTTTACTCCAATAAAAGATTTTAAAGACAGAAAATTAGTATACACATTAAAAACAATATAGTATGGAAATGGAGAATTATAGAAATCTTCCTGGTATTAATCAAAGTATCTTAAAAAAAATACTTACAAGTCCTTTAGAATTTAAAAAAGCTAAGGAAAAACAAGAGTCAGCAGTGCAGTCTACAGAAGAGCATTTTCTGTTTGGTACGTTAGTAGATTTGATGTTGACTAGTACAAAGCAAGAATTTGATGATAAGTATGTAGTAATACCAGACGAAACAAAATGTAGTGATGCAGTAAAAGCAATAATTGATGAAGTATCACTTAGATGTCCTACAGGAACTGGTTTAGAACAATGCAGAAATACTATTTTAGATTTTTGTAATCAAAACAATTATCAAGCTAATTGGAAAGATGATACTAGAGTAGATAAAATTATTAAAGAAGGTGCTGAGTATTTTGAGTTACTAAAATCTATTGCAGGCAAAACTCCAGTAGTACAAAGTGAGTATTCAAAAGCAGTTAACTGTGTAGCAGCATTAAGAGCAGACCCTTATACAAAGCCTTACGTAGATAAAAAGTTTTATACTAATCAAAAAATAGCTGGAGTACAAATATTAGATAAAGTAATAATTTCTTTTACGCATAGTGGAGTACTAATAAAAGGTGAGCTAGACAGAGTTATTGTTAATCCTGTTACTAAAGAAATCATTCCTATTGACTTTAAGACTACTAGTAAAAGTATTAATGGATTTAAATATGAGTTTTGGAAGTATAGATACGATTTTCAAGCAGCTGTTTATTATAAAGGTATATTAGAGTCTCCTCAGTTTAAAGAGTATTTTGACCAAGGATATAAACTAAATAACTTCTTGTACATAGTTGTAGAGAAAGATTTAACTAATGTTCCTGTATGCTTTGAAATTAGCCAAGAAGTGTTAACTATAGGCTTTAGTGGTGGAGTGTACGAAGACAGAGAGTATTTAGGTTTTGAACAAGCTCTTAGTATGTATATATATGCAGAAGTTAATGGAGAGTGGACTTACACAAAAGATTATTTAGAAAACGGAGGCAAAGTATTAATTTAATAGAGATGAAATATACAAAAACAGCAACATTTTTGTTTCCGTTATTAAATATTTCTAAAAATCTCTTCGACTGTAATATATTAGATAACTGGGGAAGGATAAAGTATAAATCAAGATTTTTAAATGCTTACTTAGCAGACAGTAGTATTCCTAAATTTAATGATAAAGGATATGTTTTTGTTGTTTGTAGAAGTTATAGAGATTTGGATTTTGAAAGATTTTATTCTACTATTCAAGCTTTTCCCAATTATGTAGATGACTATGATAATAAGGACTATGTAGTATTTGTGTTTAGTATTCCTGAAGAACATCAAGAAGATTATAAGCTAATCTTAGAAGGTAAATACTCTAAGATAAGTTTAGAATCTAAAAGATTAATACTAGGTAATAATTATTTTTCAGATAAAGCATTAGTACTTCCTTTAATTTTGAATAAAGCAATAGTGTTAAAAGACCATTGGGAAAAGAGATTAAGTAATCCTTGGTCAATAGCAGTGTTAGGAGAACAAGAGGTGTGGCCTATAATTAGTACAAATAAAGAATTACTAACAAAAGAAGTAGCTAATTTATTAGTACTTAAAAAAAGTCTACATCCTAGTGGAGAATTTGGATAACGTAATTAAAAATAAAAAAATGTTAAAAAAGGTAATAAAAAAATCTACTAGAAAGTCTATGTTAATTAGGCTTTCTGGTAGGTCTACCGATTTTATTAGTCCTAGTTTTGGGTTTGGTTGTCTCTATGATTGCTTATATTGCTATTTAAAAAGACACAAACCTACAGGATTAGATGTAGCTACTAATGTCGGAGATATATTAACAGCTATTAACACACACGCTTATTTTACAAATGTAGAAAAGCCTAATCAAACTCACAGTGAGTATATAACCTACGATTTAAGCTGTAACGAAGATTTTGCTTTACACGCAAAACACCATAGTTGGAAATACATCTTTGAGTTTTTTAGAAATCATCCTATAGCTATGGGATCGTTTGCAACTAAGTATGTAAATAAAAACTTATTAGAATTTAATCCTAAAAGTAAAATTAGAATTAGGTTTAGTTTAATGCCTCAAACTTATAGTGACTACTTAGAACCTAAAACAAGTAGTATAGAAGATAGGTTGTGGGCAGTGCAAGATTTTATTAAAGCTGGATACGAAGTGCACTTAAACTTTAGTCCTGTAATAGTAACTGACGGTTGGTTAGGGGAATACAAAAAACTGTTTGAAAAAGTAAATAGGTTTGCTGTGGAACATGGGTGGAATAACAGCTCAGTAAAAGCTGAAGTAATATTCTTAACCCATAACAAAGGCAGGCATATTAACAATGTAGAACGTAATTTAGAAGGAGAGAATTTAATATGGAGGCCTGATATTCAAGAGATAAAAACTTCTCAATATGGAGGAGAAAATCTAAGATACAGATATGATTTAAAGGCTAAATATATTAAAGAATTTACTACTATTTTTGAAGAGGTTATAGGTTGGTGTAAGATAAGATACATATTTTAATAATTGATAACGATGAATAAAAATTTATACATACTAAGTAGATACTTAGTAGATAGAGGAACTAAAGTAAACGGGATTGTGTTTGAATCAATTCCGTACGAAGAGCAATACTATA